AATATCTCGATATCTTACTATCTGTAAGGATAACAAGGACTTATCCACTATCTGAAGGTTTATGTCCGATATCAGGAACAACTTTCTCAGTACGCGCGGTCTCAAACGACGATAAAATGGATTTTACAACTTTTCCTGTTTGGTCCTATTATGCAAAGTAGCATCCCATCAACAGCGAGGACCCCTAATGGCTCTAGCAAAAGCAACTCATAAACCGAAGCTAGACGTGGTAGCGAATCCACGAAAAGAAAAACAGATCACCCCCAAGCAGGAGGAGTTCGCTCGCATCTACTGCACCGAGGACATCAGCCAGACTGAAGCCGCCATCCGCGCTGGATACTCTGTAAAGTCCGCGCACGCCATTGCGTCCCAACTGCTAGACGGCAAGCGGTATCCCCATGTTGTGGAGAGGATCCGTGAGATTAAGTCTGAACTGAGCCGCAAGTACGAAGTCACGTTTGAGTCTCATGTGAAAAAGCTCGCTGAAATCCGTGACCTCGCCATCACCAACGGCAACTATCCTGCGGCAGTCGCCGCCGAGAAGTCCCGTGGTCAAGCGGCTGGCCTCTACATTGACCGCAAGGAAATCATGCACGGGCGTATTGACCAGATGTCCCGCGAGGAGGTCATGCGTGAGATCAGTCGCCTCCAGCAAGAGTTTCCTGCTCTGGCCGCAGTAGCCGAGGGGAATCTGATTATTGATGTTGAACCCGTTGAGGTTGAGCAAACGGGAGAATAAAAGAACAGTCACGCCGTGCGTCTGGCGCTACACTGGTAACAGTAGCAATGGAGCTACGTCTCGCAGAAAGGAGATAGCCATGGGCTTCAAACCTGATATCCACATCTTCAACGAGGGCAAGTCCCGCGTGATACTCAACTGGTCCCCAGTCGCACAGGCGTACTACGTCTACCGCGAGGACGGGATTCACCTGCCGCAATCCACACACAGTCAGGGCAACCTGCGTATCCACAATGAATTTGATGCCGCCAAGCGTGACTACGAAGAGCGCGTGGGCTTCATCGCTGAAATGGAGGCAGTGCAATGACCAGCTTCAATGAGTGGACCAAGCGCCTCGGGCAACAGCACTACAGCATGAGCGGTGAGCACGAGACACTGTGCGGGATGCCCATGCTCGGCAACAACTACGCTCGCCACCTAGACCAAGAGGACAAACAGCCTTGTCGCACTTGCGCTGAGCGCATGGAGTTCATCCAAACAGGGGAGCTCGTTGACTGATGGGTGCCAAGCCTGAGTCGCAACTGTGGTCTAAATTGCGTGATGGCACCAAGGATCTGGGCGTGTTTTGGACACGCCTAGAGTCCTGGGCTAGTCCTGGAGTGCCCGACTTGCACGGGCTAAAGGATGGTCATGCGTTCTGGCTTGAGCTCAAGGTTCATAAGTTAAAGACGTTAAAGAACATTGCTCTACGTCCCCATCAAATTGCTTGGCAGATAAGATATAGCGGATATTCTGGAAACGTCTGGAACTTGGTTAGCCATCCTTCCTCCCGAACTATAAATATATTTCATGGGAGAAGGGCCATGGAGCTTGCTGGACAGACCGAGAAAGACGGACCGTTGACCCCTGACTGGAGCTCGGGGATTCCGTACGATTGGGCGGGGCTCATCAATCATATTCTAACTCATGGTCATCCCATTCTAAAGGAGGACTTTGTCCAGAATCATCGGGCCGTGGACGAAGGGCTGTGAGTCGTCGTCATTCATCCTCGTTCCTTTTTACTCGTCGTCCCATTCTTGAGGAAGAATGATTTTGACGAGGACGATTGATGATGAACCGTGGACCATGGATCGGGTGCGATCAAAAATGATCCAAGGACGGAGGACGATGAAGGATGATGACGCTCAGTCTGGTCCGCGAATCAGGGATAAATTAGGAACAATAAAGAGTTGCAAAGATTCCATTTGAGAGTATAGTGAACAGTGTAAGGCAATGGTGCTTTACGACGTTTCTCGTAGAAAGGAGAACACCATGACTCAAGTAGCTAAAAAATCCGCTCCCGCTCCCAAGGCCAAGGCAGTTGTCAAGACCGCGGAGCTCCTCGTCACCGACAAGGAAATCTCGTACGACGAGATCTGGTCCTTCGTCCAGAAGCATGCTGGCGGTAATGAGGCGAACGTGAAGATTGTCCCGCTGGACAATGTCGATATCGCGTCTGCCGCGCCAGTCCCGTTCGGCTATGGTGGCCGGACCGGAGGCGTCCGCCAAACCATCCAAGACTGGATGCTCAAGGGCGTTGAAGGTGACACCTCACTGAAGGCGGTGCTCAATAAGGCCGCGCCTCTTGGGCACTCGCGCAAGAAGCCAGTCTGCCTCCACGCCCTGATGCACGGTGGATACTCCCCGTCCAGCAAATACTGGATGACCCCGTTCGTCAAGCTCGTGGTCCAAGGCTAATCGGTCAGGGGGACTTCGGTCCCCCTTTCCTTTGACCCATTCCACCGAGGAAGATTGAAGATGACACGCCGACCCATTCACGAGAGGACGGGACTTGACCCATTCACGAGAGGACGGGTACCTTCACGTAGACGTTAACATAGACATTGACCACTCATCATCAATCATTGTCTGGTCTCTCGTCTCGTCTCGTCTCGTCATCGTCAATCATTCTCAGGCCGAGCATTCCTGAGCAAGAAAGACGTGTCAGGTTGCGCGGTTGGTGTATAGTGAAACTGTGCAATGGGGCACGGCTCACAGAAAGGAGTTGAGTATGACACAACAGATAGTCCGCTTTATCGGCGCTTCCGCGCTCGCTGTCGCGTTCTCCGCGCTTGTCGCGCTGGTACTTATTGAATGGGCGGTTGGTTGCGGCGAGGTTACCTACCACGCCGACGGGACATGGACCACCAACGAATGCGCGTTCTTGCCGCACAAGCAAGCGCGGGGGGAGTGGTGAGTGTGGTTCCTTATCTTTGCAATCATAGTGCTCGGCGCGTGGGCGCTGTGGCGCGGGTAAAAATAAATGCAAAAAAGTTCGCTAGGGGTATTGCAATAGTGAACTAATGGTGTATAGTGAAACTGTGGTTAGGCAATACCGCCTCCACAATAACCGTAGAAAGGGTTAAAAAAATGGCACAAGCAAAAGCAACCAAAGCAACCGCTACCAAGGCAACCGTCCAAGTAGCAGAACTCCAGCACAACGGCACGGAAATCTCCTACGCCGATATCTGGGCATTCGTTCAACAGCACGCGGGCGGCAACCTGCATAACGTGCAAATCGTCCCGCTCGGCAACGTACAGCTGGACAGCGACGCGCCCGTACCGTTCGGCTACAACGGCAAGCGCGGCGGGGTACGCGAAACCATCCAGAACTGGATGCTGAAAGGTGTGGACGGGGACTGCTCGCTGGCAACCGTGCTCGGCAAAGCAAAGCCGCTCGGGCACTCCAGCAAAAAGCCTGTCTGCCTGCACGCACTGCTCAACGGCGGGTACTCGCCAAGCTCCTCGGTGTGGGGCACTGGCTACGTCAAACTGGTAGTCCAGCCCAAAGCCGCATAACCTAGCGGCATCGCCAAAGCCCCGCCTCAGCGCGGGGCTTTTTTTGTGCCCGCCGCTCTGGTCCTGTCCGGTCTGGCTAGGGTACCCGCCGCCCCCTGATGCCCTGATGACATGCCCCCCCCCCCCCCCGTGCCCCCCCGCCAGTACAGTGTGGCGACAGGGCAGTTCTCGATTCGGGCTGCATCTCCCGCAGAAAGCCCCTGCATGACAGTGAGCACCAAGGCGGCTCGCTGCTCGATGGAGAGTTCGGCCAGCGCCTCACGCAGCTTCCAGTCCAGCTCCGCGGCCGTGGTGCGCCAGTCGGGGCGGCTTTGCTTCGGGGCGATGGGCTCGTTGAAGGACTCAAGCGGTGTATCCGGACGGCGGTTCCGCCGCCGCAGGAAGGTCCGTGCCGTGTTCATGCCGATGCGGTAGACCCACGTGGAGAATGCGGAGCGTCCCTGGAAGCGGTGAAGGCCGCGAAAGACCTTCACGATGGCGTCCTGAGTCAGGTCGTCCGCGTCGGACTCATTGCCCACCATCTGGTACATGAGATTCCTTAATGGGGTCAGGTAGCGCCCGAGGAGCTCGTCAAGCAACTGCGGGTTCGAGGTCGCGCGGAACTCTGCCAGCAACGCGGCGTCCGTCTCCTTGGCTTCCGTGAATGGGCCGCACTCCATAGCGTGTCTACCGATCCCTCGTCTTGCTCCACTGCCCGGTGCACCGCAGGCGGCATCAGCCGGGACCTCATAGGACGTTTGGCAGGTTAGACCATCTGCGGGCCATGATCTTTGACAGCCACCCTCCTTTTTTCTCAGCAGGAGCCGGATTCAGACATCA